CCCATTCCCGGGCGCAAAACGGCGAAAGAAATCATTACAGGTGTGAAGTATGTTCCCACCCGAGGCGGAAAATAATCCTATCCGTGAGCTTGCCCGTCAGCTCAAGTCAGACGCGTATCTCAAGGAAACGCTCCTTGCGTTCCTTGCGCATATTCGTGAGGGACTGGAAGCGGATTTTGTCCTTGCCGCGAAGGCTGGCGTGATGCACCCCGATAAACTGCAAAACGCCGCCATGCAACTTGGCAGGGTTAACGAAATCAGATCCTTGGAAGAAATGATTTACGGTATGGAATAATAAGGAGCGTTTATGTCAGGATTCGACAAAGTACCCACTAATCCCTATCAGGAAAGGGCCGAAGCATTCAGAAAACAGAATGAGCCGGGTGGAACCAATCCTCCGACCCAGCAGACGACAGACCAGCAGACCGCCCCAGTGCAGCCTGCGGGTGCTCAGCCCGCCTCTGTACAGCAGCCGGTTAATCCCCCGTCTGCCCCTGTACAGCAGCCTGCTCCCGTACAGCCTGTAGCTACTCAGCCTCAGAATGCCGGCACTTACTATGACCCTGCTCTTATCCAGAATTTGGCTTATGAGCGTGACCAGCTCAGACAGCAGCTCGCTGCTGACCAGCAGAAGATGGCAGACCTTCAGAAGTCCGCTGATGAGCTTAACGACCTCAGACGCAGGGCCAGTATCAGGGCTGACATCCAGCAGCAGGCCATTGACAATCTGGAGTCTGTGAGCCCTGAGGATTACACGGCTATTGTTGAATCCGCTACCAATCTGGCCATGGCTCAGACAGAGCCGCTCAAGAAAGAGCTTGAACAGCAGAGGAAAGAGCTTGAGGAGCGTACCCGGTATAATCAGCAGATGCTTGAGAATACCCGTAAGGACCTTCTCAACGCCCGTATCTTTGCCGCTCATCCCGACTTTGCCCAGATGGTCAACACTCCCGAGTACCGAAACTTCATGGCCCAGCGTGACGGTCTCAGTTCTGAAACCCGAGACGCCCGTGCCAGCCGGGAATACCTCAACGGCAATACTGACTACGTTATCGACCTCCTGAACCAGTTCAAGCAGAGTCGTAACAATGCCGTAGGAGTTGCTACTGTACCCCCCGTGCAGGTGGCTCCCGGTGCCGCACCTGCGGCGGCGCAGACTACTCCAACCCGCTACACCCTGCGGGAACTCAACAACCTGTTTCAAACGAGGCAGATTTCCGCTGAAGAGTACAGGAAACTTCTTCCTGAAGCCCGCAAGGCAGCTGTCGAAAGTCTGTCATCCATGTCCTAGGAGAATAATTTATGCCTATGTTTCCCAGTGCGTCCGGTTATACCGGAATGGAAGCAACCCCGCTTGCCCGAATTGGGTACAGCGACATTATCCTTTCCAAAATCTATGAGGAAGACTGGCTTCCCCGTATCACCAACTCTGAGCTTCTTGAGCCCGTTACGCAGTGCAACCAGATTATTCAGCTTATGCGCGCTCCGGAAGTCGGGCCTATGCGTTCCTATCAGAAGAACCAGCAGCTTGTTCCCAATACCGTTACTACGGAAGCGCGCTGTCTTCAGATTTGCTTCGCCTCTTATCAGGATATTAAGTTCGACTCTCTTGATGTTAAACAGGCCTGTGACCGCTGGGCTGATTACGAAGATAAGCTCCTTGAAGCTATCTACCAGTCCTACGTTGACGAGCAGAGGCGTTTCGTTCTTGGCCGCATGATGGCTCAGGTTTCCCCTCTCACCTCTCTCAGCGCCGCTGGCCGTCTCCATGACATCAACCTTGGCGCTCCGGGTAATCCTGTGCACGTCACCCCGCAGAATCTGCCTGTGGTGCTCGCCAATCTCCAGCGTGCCCTGATTGAGCAGAAGCGTTGGGTTGACGGCGGTATGTTCATTATCGTGCCGCCTATCCTCCGTACCTACCTTGCCATGAGCAATTATGCCAACTCCGAATGGAGCTGTAAGTGCGGCGGTATTGTCTCCGGTATGTGGGACCATGAGCTCTTTGGCTTCCAGCCCATTGAGTCCATTCATGTTCCGGTTCGCCGTGACGAATCCGGTGCCCTGTCTTTCTATATTATCGCTGGCAACAAGGATGCTACCGCCTATGCCAGCAACATCATTGAGTCCCGTCTGATTACCAACGACCCGAACAGCTTTGGTATCCGGTATCAGTTCCTCGCCGCTTGGGGTGCGGAAGTTATCTATCCCGAAGCCCTCGCTATGGGTTATTGGACTTTCGACCCTATCATTAACGACAAGTAGGAGTAGTGAATTATGGCAGTTATCAATCTTGCCCGTGGCGGTATGCCTGATTTCAAAGGCTGGTTCTGTGATGGCCAGTCTGCGGAATTTACTCCGCCCTATGACGCCCCCCATGCGGAGTTTACCCCGCCTTTTGACTCTCACGCTGATGCCGCTATGGGTCAGGGGTTTCTCAACCTCCAGTTCCCGCTGGTTCCGAATCTGAATGATACCGTTGGCCACCGCTGGATGCAAAACCTGCTTAAAGGCGTTAAGGCCGTGGGTGATGTGGTTCTGACCAACTGGGTTCCCCAGCGTGCCTATCTGGATTCCGTGTATTACGAAGTCACTAAAACTGATGCCTCTCTCGAGGGTGTGTACCTCGCTCCCGTTGCGAAACGTGCTGTCTGGAACTTCACTACCGAGGAGTGGGAATACAAAAATGTGACCGCGTTTGCGGATGCTATGACCGCGGCTAAGATTACCCAGTTCCCTGTCGGTACTCCGCAGGACGGCGATAAGCTGTACGGGTTCACCCGTCTTACTGACCCGCTTGCTACCTTCGGCCACAACATCGTTAAGCGCGACGCTACCGGAAAGCCCATTGCTGGTTATGATGACGCCTTCGGTACTGTTATGCTCGGCTTCAAGGTTGCCGCTGGCGACCCTGACAAGATTGCCACCCTGTGGAAGTCCACGTTCGCCCTGTACTTCTCTTCCAAGCTGCTGGCTTTTGAGGGCAGTACTCAGATTGGCTAAGGGGGTTTGTTATGGCGCGTACTTATACGGGCCCGGCTTCCAAAGATACCGTGAAAGGCGGGAAGAAATTCCCGCTTAAGAAGGTTGGAAGCGACCACAATATTGACCTGACCATGACCAACGGTACTGACAAGGCGCGTGGTATTATCATGCGCACCAAGTGGAGTCAGGGCGTCCATGGTGGTTTCACTCCTGCCACGGAGAAGTCTGTCAAGGGGCAGAAGCCCAGTTCCGTGGCGAAGTAGTATATAATAAGGAGCGGTAGTCATGAATCAGAGCGCAACTACAGTAGGGAATCAGGACGTTTCCACTGTATTCAACCTCAATTCCGAGGAACGGGCCGGTTTTCTTGAACATCTCGGGGTTAAGAACGCCACACCTCCGCTGGCGCATTCCCCCTGTCTGAAGAACAAAAAGACCGGCATTATCCTTCCGTGGAACCCGATGCTCGCGGAGCAGAGGGATATACTGGAATGCTGTGATGAGCAGGGCAATACTGACCCTGCGGCATGGCAGGACAAAGTACAGGAGGACAGTTCCGAGGATGAAAGGGAACTCATGGCTGCCGCCCTTAGTGAGGCTACATCCCGTCAGAATAAGATTGCGCAGGAAGGTATGAGCTCGTTCCGTTCTACCATGAAGAAGATGGACCAGCCTGCGCAGTCTGACCAGTACGGGGATGAAGCTGTGCCTTACGAAGATATTGAGAAACTGATGTCGAAAGCGGAGTTCTGATGACAGTACAGGATATAATCGGGGATGTCTCCCGTGACCTGAATGACCAGGAACCGGGGTATGAATACACACGCTGGTCTGTTGCACAGCTTCAGTCCTATCTCTCTGAAGCGCTTATCAATGACAGCTACCTTCTCAAAGACCTGTTCCATACAGAGAAAATTGTGCGGCTCATGCCCGGCGGTGACTGGCAGAATGTCTGTGACTGCTCCGAGATTATCCGTATTGTTGGTGAATGTACTGAGACCGGTGAAGTGTACCGGTATCTCACCCGTACATATGACGATGAAAGGCTCAACTGGCCGGGGTCTGTATATCCAAACTGTATAAACCCTGAGACAGATGAGCCTTTCTCATATGTCATAAGCTCAGTAGACATCAGCAGATTCAAAGTCATGCCTCCGGTTGCTCCGGGGCAGAACCGGTATGTTCTTGTGCAGTGCTACACAATGCCGACCGGACGTTCTCTTAGTGAATCAGTACCGGATGAGATGGTTGCTATTGTCAAGCAGTGGATGCTTTACAGGGCACTTATTATGGATTCCGAGAACTCACCCACTATCAGTACCATAGCCGGAACGCACCTGACTACACATGACAACCTGCTGAAACGGGCTGTAGACCGCAGAGAGAAGGAGAAAGCAGAACGTGAGCGAGACGCAGATAATTTACGAGCCGTTCAAAACCAGACCGCTCGATAGTTTTCTGGAAGAGCTCCGGTTTGAGTATCCTACTCTTCCCGCCCAGCTCTTCCAGTTCTACTTACTGAAGGCCGCAAGAAACATGGCCCGTCAGGGCAACCTGATACGCCGTCGCGCGGCAGTTAATCTGGAACCATGTATCACCAGATACCGGCTGGAATCCCCGGATGGACTGGAGATATGTGGTATCCTGCGTTCATATATCATTCCATGCGGCTGTTGCGGCGGACATGACGCCAGAGAGACTTTCACTCTGCCGCAGGGGTGCACTCCCTGCGGCAGGGAGATTGTCTGGTATGATGACCTTGAAAAGGTACTGCACGTCAGACACCCGAACAGCCCCGGACGTCTTCTCGCGGAGCTGGCCGTTATGCCGGGACAGGATGCCTGTGAGCTTCCTGACGTTCTGTATACTGACTGGCTGGATACTCTGCTTATGGGCGTGCGGGCTTACATAATGCTTATACCGGCCCGGCCATGGACAAACATCCAGATGGGACGGGCGTATATGACTGAGTTTGAGAAACGCACATCAGCCGCCGCTATGGAGACAGCAACGCACAAAATGCGCGGAAGTATTCATATGCAGTTTGGGAGAGTAATGTAATGTCTGACTGTACCCCCAGAATCACGCCTCAATGTGACGGAGAGATTACTTCCGCAAAAGAGGAAGGTGCCTGTCCTGACTGGAGTATGTGTCTTCCTTTCGGGGGCAGGATGTATTCCCGTGAAGGATGCGTCCGTGTGGAGAAAGGCACCCCTCCCGCAGACGGTGTGTATGACCGCGTTGTCATACAGAACGGATGTATCGTTTCTCTGGAAGGCAAACAGCTCCCCATTTATAATCCTCCTACCTGCGCTCCCGAGCCCTGTTCCTGCTCTGACAGCGGCGGTGGAGGGTCTGTCAGTATCTCCTCTCAGGCAGGGAACCTGACACGGGAGGATACAACAGGGGCGCTTCTGACCATGCTCAGCGCTCAGGCTGGAGATGGTATCGCGATACAGGGTACAGGAACCCAGCGTGACCCGCTGATTATATCCTCCAACCCTGACCCGTCTGAATCGTTTGTTGTCAGCGCTGGCAATTCCGGTATCAATGTGTCCGGTTCCGGTACAAGGGAAGACCCTGTTAAGGTGTCCCATTCCGAGGAAGGATATGAGGGTTATATCAACGGGATGTCGTTTGACCGGTACGGGCATCTCACTGGTTATACAGCTCCCTCCACGGTCAGTACGGTCAACGGCGTTATTGGTCAGGGGCATATTCAGGCTGACCTTGCTACGTCTACGGGTGTTGTTACGCTCAATATCGCTGACCCTATGTTCAACCGTGCTGGTGAGTACAGGCTCGGTGGTTTTGACGTCACCCTTGATGACAAGAACTTTGTCACGAATATTGTACAGAAAATATCAGTAACGCCCGGTGAGAGATACATGGGCGTACAGCGTGTGACTCTCACAGAGTCCGGTACGCTTACTGAAATAGTAGATACATCGGCATCTGAAATACTTGTCTATGACCATGCGTCCAAGCGTTTCCCCTCGGGGACGAAATCAGACGCCTATGTTATAACGTTTGACCTTGCCCGTATCGGCTCTTTCCGTATCCGGTACAGAGACTGCAAGCGCCCGACTACAAGCGACTCCTCCGGAAAGACCACGGTTACGCCTATCAGCGGTACTATCTATGTTGACGGTAAAGCCGTTGATACTGATGTAGTCATGTATAATGAACTTACAGCCCTGACTACAGCCCGTTACGGCCTCGGTAATCATACAGTACAGGTTATCGGGAACATGAATGGTGTGGGTTATATGGACATTGAAGTTGTGACGGCCTACTAATGCAGACAGCAATTACACAGTTTGGCGGTATTGTCCCGCGTACTCCGGAGCATAGTCTGGCTGTCACGCAGGCCACACTGGCACTGAATGTCAACCTGCGCAGGGGACAGCTCGAACCTTGGCGTGAGCTCTGTAAGTACAAAGACGTACCCTCCACAGCCGTATCTCTGTATATGTACGGGCACTGCCTGTATACATGGGACAGTGTTGTTTCCGTAGCTGAGCTTTCTCCCGAATGGCAGAGGCTGTACATTACAGGCAACAGCGACAGCCCACAGGTGATGGTGCGCGGCAGTTGCTGTGATATGACCTACTACAGGCTCGGGGTTCCTACCCCTCCTGTACCTCCTCACGCTTCCGCACAAGAGATGTGTGGCCGTGCTTCAGATACCCGCTCCTATGTATATACATGGGTTAACCAGTGGGGAGAAGAATCAGCCCCGTCCCCTGCCAGCAATCTGGTTATGGTTGCTGACGGAACTTCTGTTTCTGTGACAGGTATATCACTTCCGCCTGACGGGTATGGGATTGTCAGTGCCAACCTGTACAGGAGCTCTACCGGCTTCCGCCCTGTGGACGGTAAGACCCAGACCCCGCTTACTGACTATCTGTTCGTAGCGACTATCTATTTTCCGTCAGTATCCTATACCGATACGGTTCTCACAAAGAAGCTGGGTATGCCGCTTGATACTGTGGATGTCACACCCCCGCCAGACGGACTTCAGAATATTACGGCAGTTGAAGGTGTCATCCGTCTGGCCGGTTCCGTAGCTAACAGGGTGTACCTCTCGGAGAACTTCCAGCCTTATAACTGGCCCGTTAAATACGAGCTGACTCTGGACAGCAGTATTATTCACATGAAGTGCCTTGACCAGAAGCTCTACGTAACGACATCTACGACACCCTACATTATTGACGTATCCAGCTGTGACGATACGAAGTGTACTCCTGTAACTGACATTGGCAGACCGCTCCCGGATATATCCTGCGGGCACTACAACAGCGCCATCATTACACCTTTCGGCCTCATCTATTCGTCCGACCCCGGCGTTATCCTGATTGACCCGTCCGCGCGCTGGCATATCCTGACGTCCAAATGGCTCACTGCTGAACAGTGGCATCAGCTCGCCCCTGAGACAGCACGGTTTGAGTACTGGAACGGATACCTTTTCATCGTCACAGATGAGACAAGTTTCATCCTTGATATAGACGGCGACCCATACGGGGATGTCAGGGGCATGGAGCTCTCCAATATTTCCGATGCTCCTATAGCTATGCAGGCCACCAATACAGGACAGCTGATGTTCCTACAGGACAGCGCGGTATGGTTCTGGGATAAGAGCGACACGTTCAGACCGTTTGAGTGGAAGAGCAGAGAGCTGTACAGCCCCGGTACTGAGACTATAAACAAGCGTTCATTTTACAGTCCTGCCGCGCTCCGTCTCCGTTCTGTACAGACATTTGTACGTGTGGAAGATGACCATGGCCATACAGTGTATGAGCGTACTATCTCGGGCGACAAGCCTGTAAGACTCCCCAAATGCGGAAGGCACCTCAGTTACAGGCTATACTTTACAGGTACAGAGACAGTAGAGTTCGCCGAACTCGGAACGGCTATAATCGCCAAATAGACATGTTCCGGGTATTTTAATATTATGCTGTCAGGAGCAGATTATGAGAGTAGACATTCTTGAACCTGATATAGACCTTAACAAAGCCATTGATACTCTGGGCCGTGTACTGGGGCCCATGCTTGGCAAAGCATGGGAAAACAAGCGTAAGGCCTATGACGACAAGCCGTTCAATCTCAATGTCAATGTGTTTACCCAGCTCTGGATAAACAAGGACATGAAGATTTTTGTCGCCTATGACGATAACGACAGCAATAATGTTGTTGGGTTTCTCACCGGTACTGCGTACCGGCCTATGCAGTACAGCGCCCGTGTCTTCCAGATACAGGACTGGTACACCGGCAACAGACCTGAAGTGGAAAAGGCCCTGTTCAGCTTCCTTTCTGAAGCTGTGAAATTTCTCGGGACTGATGAGATCCTTATCTCCAATACTGAAGGTGAGGGAATCCCGAATATTCCGGGAAACTGGAAAGAGGAAACTGTCATTACAACGCGCAGGTTCGTTAAGGTGCAGTAATGTACGCCGATGACCTTGAATGCAATCCGAAGCACGGTACGAACGACCAGCAGTATGGGCTGTTCGCTAATATCCTTGCTGACGCCGCTATTCTTTCAGCGGCCTACAACTCCGCACGGGCTGTAGATATTGCAACAAAGGAATGGAATATGGCCAAGAAGTACTGGCGTATTGCCCGTAACTGGCTTGACCATTATAAAGATTACTACGCTCCTGTTGAAGACCAGGAGATAAACGAAGCGCTTAATATCCCGGCTGAAACGCCCCAGTATGACGCTACCGAAGGACGCGCCAGAACCGCGGCCATGCTTCAGTTCCGCGGTCAGCTTAAGAAGAGCATGCGCTGTACCTCGCGGTACTGTACAGGACTCCGTAAGGATATGCTCGCCAATATTCTTTCCGCTCAGGCTGACGCTCTGAGCCTTGCTGAGGGTCTTGGGTACAGGAATGAGCGTGCCTATCTGGAGTCGCGTGATGACGTGCGGTTCAGCAAGATGCTGAACACGGCCAAGCGCGGGCGTGACATTATAGCTGACAACGTGTCCCTGATTAAGACCTCTGCCGGTATCTATGGCAACCTGTACAATCAGGCGTGGGAAGGACTGGCCGGAGCAGGACAGTATCTTGGATACTCTGCCAACAGAAACACGCCGTCTTATCCCACGGAATACCTGTCCCGTACTGACATTAACCTTGGCTACACACGCAGTGCTATAAGAGGTGAGGTACGGGGAGCGATTGAGGATACGGCTGCTGCCAGTGAGTCGCTGCTGAAGGAGAGTTTCTAATGCCTGAATGTACATGTGCTGACCCTACCGCTGTATCCAATGCCATTAATCAGCAGAGCAGTAATCTCTCTTCCAGTGTCAACGCTCACGGCCAGACGCTCGACCAGACTCTCTATGGTCAGACGCTCCGTGCCGGTACTACAGGGGGCAACTCCCGTTCTACCGGTACAGGACAGGCCAGCCACGGCGCTATAGGGCCGCTCCGGTTCTGTAACTGGGCCGCTCCTGAATATGGCCCTGAAGGTGAGAATCTCCGTACTCTGGCGTTTAAGGGCGCGGCTCTGGCTATTGCCATTGCCAATGGCATAGCACAGGGACAGATAGCTGACATGCAGCAGGACTTGGCTAATTCCTATTACGATATGGCCAAGTACAAGTGGGACAGGTTCAGCAGGAAATATGTGCCGCTGGAAAAGAAACTGCTCAATGAGGTAAGCTCTAAACCTGTACGGACACTCCAGTGCGGCAGTGCGCGCAACAGGGCTAATTCCTCCGTGAACAGCGCCTACAATGAAGCTGAGATATACCTGTCGCAGAAGGCGAAGCAGTTCCATCTGTGCATGGACAGCTCATTAATGGGCAGTTTCAGCCACAGGAAGGCGCTGGCTCTGGCGGATACGGCGAACTACAACCTTGCTGATGACCAGTGGTATACCGACTACAAGAACGACAAGCGCTGGAACCGCCGCAGTTCTGTGCTCAATCTTGGCCGCAACCTTGGTTCTGAAGCAATCAGCTACGGCGATGTGGCGCGTTCCCTCATGGGCAACGTCAGTTCCCAGATTGAGAATGCCGCCAAGGGCCTGATGTCCGCTCTTGGATATTACGGCTCCCGTAACGACACATATTACCCAACTTCATATCTGGGGCAGACAAACGCCCCGCTTGCTAATATAGGCACTATGGCCGGCAATGGTGCGCAGTCCGCTCTGGACGCCAGCTCGGCTCTGGATGCCAGCCGATAAGGAGACAGTTATGGCTTTTCTCGGCAATCTCGGTTCAGTAGTCGGAGCGCTTGGGTCTCTGCTCCCCGGCTATATGCAGGGTGAGCGTCAGGCTGTACAGGATAACTGGGCCGACCTTAACTATTACAACAAAGCTCAGGCCGGACAGCTTCAGAATATGTATGATGAGCGTGTGATGAATGACCGCATCAATATGGCTCATGACAACGCGCTCATGCAGAGCAACGTTCGGGCAAACTCTGACCTTAATCTGTTCAATAACTACCTGTATGAACCCTACACAATCAGACGGGCCCAGTGGGATACGGCATACGCTGACCAGCTCAATAACGCCCGCATCGGGCTGACACTGGCTGGAGCGGATATGGCGCTGAATAGCCCGATGACCCTGCTTGGTTCCATGGGTCTGAGGGGTACAGGGCTTGGTTCTCTGGGTCTGGGTGGTACAGGACCTGGTCATCTTGGCTTGGGTGGTACAGGACTTGATTCTCTGAGTCTGGGCGGTGTGTATGGTGCCGGTTTGTACCCCAGCAGAATGTAGGAGAAAATAATGGCGCGAAATATTTACGAACCTGTTAATGCCAATGGACAGGTGATACAGGTACAGACTACCCCCGCTTATCAGATGCAGGGTACAGTGGTTCAGCAGCCGGCGGTATTTACTGCCCCGGCCCCGCGTCCTGTTGTTCTGAACAATGGGTATAACTATTCCCTTCCCGGTTCTTACGAAGGATATACTCAGGCCGGTATTCCGCCGATTATGGGGCAGGTCAGCCCTTACGCGCGTATAGGTCTTACCCGTCAGATGAACGGTGCCGTTACGCCGCTTATTGGGTTCCCCTCTGTATATCCTCATGTTGTTGACGGGAATTACTACGATTACAGCCAGCCGCTCGTCCTGTCCGCTCTGGCCGCCGCTATGGCTAACTGGAGCCCGATTCCCGTAATGGGTGCGGGTGGACGCGGCGCTACCCTCGCTGGTGCTGTAGGTCATGGAGGCGGCACTGGAGGTGGGGCTCCCCATACAGGAGGAACTCCTGCTCCTGTAGCTATGCCTTCTCAGCCTGCTCCTGCTTACGGCGGCGCTGGTCTCCGCCTTGGCCCCCGTCAGCAGACACTCCCCGGTGTTGCGTACAGGACTACTCCTGCGGAAGAACGGATGCCGCGATGGGGTGCCAACCAGACTGACTACTGGGGTGGTATCACAGGCAACGGCAATTACGCAGTAAATAATCAGACTCTCAGCGATACGGTCTTCCCGCCTCAGAACGGCGGGCTTCGTCCTGACGTCCTACAGGCACAGGAAAGATACAGCGCCGCTATGGGGCTTTCCGATTATCCCGCACAGCAGAGCGTCCCCGTACAGCGTACCGCCGCTGCACAGGATGAACCTGTGAGAGTGGCACCCCAGTTACAGAGTCCTTTCCAGAATCCCTCTGTACCGCATTATAGTCTGACAATGCCTCAGGTCAGTCAGAGCGTCCCTGCCGGGGCAGATTACACCCCCCAGCGTCTCCCGTCTCTGTACGACCCTGCGCGCATCAGTCCTTTCATGGACGCCAGTGACAGGGGTTTTGCCGGAATGAATCCGTTCTCTCGTTAAGGAGTTAGTATCAATGGCTACCAGAGGAAGAAAACAATCCGTATCCGCTCAGGATATTCTCCTGACGATGATTAACGATGCTATCAATGATGTCAGCGATGGCAACTATCTTGGCCGTGTCGCGTCCGGACGTGGGGAAACAGCACCAGCTCAGGTTCCTTCCACATATGGCTATTTACAGGCCGCACGCGCGGCGGCTCCTGCGGCACCAGCGGCTCCTGCGGCACCGGCGGCACCTGTGGAACCCGCCGCTCCTGCCGCTCCTGTGATTAATACTGCTCCGATAATAAGGCAGATGCCGGATGCCTACCAGCCTATCCATGTTGGTCTGCCTCCGCTTTCTGACTTTATGCCGAAACCGGCCCCCCGTGTTGACCCGCAGAAGCCCCGTATAGAAAGTACTCCTCTCGCCGCTCCCGCTGCACAGGCTGCTCCGACAACGGCAAACGCAGCCCCGGCCACGATGCTTCCGACCGCTCAGGCTGTTCCCGCCGCGCCTATCGCCGCCGCGCCTATTGCCGTAGCAAATCCCAACGCAGCTGAAGCCGTACCAAACGCGCCCATTCCTGTACTGGATGAACCCGTTTCCCCTGAGAACACATCCACTCCATGGCGCAACGAACTGGCAAACGCTATCGCACCCTATGCTATCCGGGATGTTGTGAACGCCTACAATGCCAAAACGCAGCCGATTAGGTATCTTATGGATACTGCTGGTATGGTTGGAAATTATACCAGCAACACGATTGCTCCTGCTGTCAGCGGCTTCATTGGGGATACATTTTCCCCATCCAAAATGATTGGTACACTTGGCGATATGATTCTCAATGGTGGTGAGCCTATGGGCACACAGCCCGTGCAGGAAGTCAGACAGCCAGTACAGGAAGTTTACAGATACCCCGTACAGGAAATTTACAGATACCCCGTGCAGGGGAACCGTTGATGTCCTATGTTGGAAAATATCATTCTTCCAAATACTGATTCGTCAAATCAGACGCCTGATGTCGTTCTTCCGGTAATGGACCGGATTGAACTCCAGAACAGGTATCAGCCTATGTCCCCCGAAGATACGGCACGTAACCGTCTTTTGCTAATGGCGGCGCAAAATGCTATTAATCCAGTAACGGCTCCGAAGGAGTATCCTACGGATTATGATAACGAACTTCGGGACCTTATAGATTCAGTAAATGTGGAGTAGCATCCATGGCCTTTGACATTCCCCGCGTATCAGGCACAGTCCAGCCGAATAAAAGAATTGACGACACCCTGCTTATTGGTGTTCTGACCAAACAGATTCTTGCGTCCCGTCTGGCTCAGGCACGTGCCGCCGCTGGCGGGGGCCGGCGCGGCGGGGGACGCGGGAACGGCTCATCCGGTAAAGTTACATACGCTAACATCCTTGACCCGAAAACAGGGAAGTACGTACAGGTTCCCATTACCGGTAACTCCAAAGATGAGCGTAAAGCCAACCTTCAGGCTCTGGAGCATAACCAGACAGTTGACAGCGTGCGCGCTGACCCTGCGCTTGGCAAGCTCGATGCTGTAATGAATGACCCTAAAGCCAGTAACGAGACAAAGCGTGAAACACTGGCGTCAGTCCGTAAGGAACTCAGTCAGAAATACGGAGGCACTGATGATGCCTCCGCTATTATCGCGCGTGAACTGGCCGGAGCCAACAATCAGGTCAAGACTGAGAAGAAGGCCATTGATGACACCAGCGGTTTCTCCAGTCTTATCGACAGCGCCCGTATCGGAGCGGAGTCCCTGTCTAACTGGATTAGCACGCTTGGCGATGATGACAGAACCCGTGACAGAAAAGACCAAGAATCGCGACAGCGCATTCAGGCTATCATAGACAGCAACCCTGACCTGAAAGAAACTGACCTTCGCACCAGAGAAGGCCGCGGTCTTACTGACCGTAATGATGATTTCATGGGAACCGCGCGCAACATGGTGAATACCATGGTACAGGACCCCGGTACTGCTTTACAGACAATCGGTACGGCGGCTGGTGTTCTTGGCGCGTCTGCCCTGACAGGAGGTACAGCCGCTGTTCCGCTGGCTGGATTAATCGGAGGTACGCTGACAGGAGCCGCAGGTAACACTATCAGCGGTGATGTCGGTCTTCGCCGGCGTCTTGCCGAGGATGAGACACTCAGTGAAGACCAGCGCATTGCCGCATATAATGACGCTAAATACAGAGAGGCCGCAATGAATGCCGCTATAGGCGGCGCGTCCGGCCTTATCCCCGCCGCGGCATCCCGTATCGGGGCTGGTCTTATCCGTTCCGGTGCAGGAAGCGCGGGACGTGAAGCCCGCTCTATGGCGGAAGATATTGTCGATAAGACCCTGACAAGCAGAGCCGCCGCCCGTGCAAGCGCTGAAGTTCCGGCAGAGACCATAACCAGTGCTGAAAGACAGCAGATGGTTAATCAGGTTATGCGTGAGGAAACGGCACCGTATATCATCCAGAGGGAAGTGCTCAACAGACCTGTGAAATACGGCGCTGTACCTGCTGTAGTGGAAGGGGCCGCGTCTAACGCTGTTAATACTCTGGGCAGTAACGCTAACTACAATGCCGCTACCGGGGAAAATAACAGCATCACTAACGGTATTGGTGAGTCTGCTCTGTACGGCGCCTTTATGGCTGGTGCCGGCGGTGCTCTTGGTCTGGCAGGACGGAGAATCCTTAACAGGAACAACACCGCGACACCGGAAGCTCCTGCTCCTATGCAGTACAGAGCGGAAGATTTCGCGGCAGAGAAAAAGGCTGAAACTTCTGCGGCCACAGCAAACCCGACCGCTCCGGAGACTCCTGCTTCCACTGCCGCTCCTGAGGCTCCTACTACTCCCACCGCTCCGGAGACTCCTGCTTCCACTGCCGCTCCTGAGGCTCCTGCTACTCCCACCGCTCCTGAGGCTCCTGCTACTCCCACCGCTCCTGAGGCTCCTGCTTCCAATGTCACTCCGGAAACGCCCGCTTCCCCTGCACCTGAAGCGCCTATTGCTCCTGTACGGGAGAACATTGCCGCCCCTGCTCAGGGAACGCCGGCCATGGCTTCTTCTGTACAGGAGCATCCGGTAGCTCCTTCCGCTCCCACGGAAAGAGTCGAGACGCCCCTGTCCAGCCTGATGGCACAGGCTCAGAGGTCTGCGCCTGATACCAGTACTGGGCTTCTCCCCGGTATTACTCCTGACATGGTACCGGCTGGAACAGGGAAAAGAGCCAGACAACAGAGGACTGCCGCATCCGGGAGAAAGAAGCAGTCCGCCGTCCCGCAGAACAGGGATATGGTTCTCCTTGATTTAATTAATGAGGACAGAGCCAGAAAGGCTCTTCCGCCCATTACCACGAATACTGCACCGGTAAATATCAGCCCCGCCGGAAAGAGAAGACGTAGTGGAAACACGAAGCGCAATCAGACAAACATACAGGGAACGCAATCAGTTACCCCCGATGGAACTGTTGGACAACTCAGAGAAGGAACAGTTAATCCGCCGGATATTGACGTTAATCGCCCAGTGGCAGCCAATACCGCAGGAATTATTGAACCCATTACCAATAGAAACCCTGCGGAAATTAGAGCAGATAATCAGGGAAATCAGACGGCAGGGAGCGGCAGGCGGCCCAATGAAAACGCCCCTGCGCCTGAAAATTATGCGGTCAATGTTGGAAAACAGAGGAGTATCGCAGGAAGACCAGAGCCGGCTGACCGAGGACGAGATACTGAATCAGCAACCGTTGGAAATGCAGAGTCAGGTCAGAGCGCAGGAAGCCTTGGGACAGAAAGAGGCGCAGGCCAGAGAAGCCCTGATATTGGAGAAAAGCCTAAGCTGAAAGAAACTCACCAGCAGGTCTTTAACGAACTAAAAAAATTCTTCTCCAAAGAAGCTGCCTCTCAGGCAAAGGGAAAGAAACGTACTGCTCCTACAAGTGAACGTATTGCCGACCTGCTCAATTACATGCTCTTCCGGGGTCATATCAGTGAGAGTAGTAAAGTTGGCAAAAAACTCAAATCTAAGACAACGGATAAGCTTCTTGATTCCAACTATGACCTGTACAAAAAAATAGATACTGTCGCCTTTGAAGCAAGGCGATTTACTGATGTTCCACTCAGCGAGCCAAATCCATACTATGCAGTCAAACCGCTGGAAAAATTATTCCCCAGAGAAGTCAGCCAGATTATGGAGGATAGACTAATCCGTATTCTTGACTCCAATGGACAGGATACCAACGCTCTGTTCACAGCGGAAGATGTGGATAATATCAAGTATTTCTCTGATATGGTACAGGGTGACGCAGCCCGGAATAACAAAAACGCAGACACTATGTCACCTGAAAAGATGACTGTACAGAATGATAAGACCAAGGAAGCCTTCAACGGTGCTAATTCCTGTATCTCATAGAGGTAGCCATGAGTGATTGTTACGGAAGCAAAGATGTTGAAAACGAGATGAAACAGGATGGCGGCGGTTTCACTCAGGGCAGTTTCCATAACGCCGCTGATACGGATACAACTGAACCCTCTGTTCCTGACGCCGAAGCGGATGCCATTTCGCAGAAGGTTAATACAGCAAACAGTATTAACGAGAATATCGGCTCCGCCCCTGCCGGAGGGAGTGTCCGTCTCACCCAGACAGATGAGAAAGCTATTGGCAGAATGGCTTCCGAATACATCAGGGAAGTTAACAACTACCGTGAGCAGGAAAAGAAGCGCATGCTCGACAACTTTAGAAACCTCACGGGACGTATTGCTAAAACAATGAACCTGTACACCAGATTTTCCAGCGGTCTGGCCCGCAGGTTTACTGACAGACTGGCCCCTGTATATATGTTCCTTGCCCGCACCCTTCCCGTACAGGGGCGTTCCATTATGGAACACCCTCTGGTCAGTTCCATACAGGATGGTTTCCGTACTGTCTCTGGTCTCCGCAGTAGTTATTCTGAAAAGCTCGACAACATCCGCAAGCTCACCAGAAAATACCTTAAAGATAGCACTATCTCTACCAACAAGGCCCTCGAGCTTATAGGTGACAGGCTTAACCTGTCCCAGATGCCTGTCCATACTGACATTATTCTGCGCAACTGGCAGCAGCGCATGAATGAAATTCTGGCCATTGCCGAGAAAGATAAGTTTGACATCAACAAGCCGGATGCCAACATAGCACATATCAATCTCAGTAAGGAATATGCACAGCTGTTCGCTAATCATGAATGGCTGACGGCTAACCGTAACATACAGGGTCCGTTCCTCTATGACTCAAAACATCCTACTGCGGGACTTCTGGACAGTGACGCCGCCGCCAGAGACGCTAAAATTAAAGAGCTCCTTATCCGTCATGGCCTGAGCGAAAAACAGCAGCAGGAAATCATGAGCAGTATGGCCGGCGTCATCAGAGCATCCATGACCGACCTGTCCAAAGCCGGGCAGGTTGTTCCGGAACAACTCCAATATTTTGCTGACTACGATGACTTTGTTCCATTCGCTTCAAATCAGGACAACGTAAGCAGGTCAGTAACAGATACAGACAACTACCTCCCCGGCAAGTTCCATCAGGCCCAGGGTATGAAACAGCCGCCTGTCAGCGCATGGTATACAATACAGCATTTCGCCAATAGAGCCGCGGCCCGTGTCGGTATGTCCAAAGCCGCTATGGCTATGTACTCGGCGGAACAGGCCATGAAATATAATCTAAGTACCAGAAACAAACTTGCTGTCTACAACGATTATATCCAGCAGGGCATAGACCCATTCTCAGAAAATGCTCCCAAAAGCGCACGGGACAGGTTCAGAAACTATACAATTGAAGATATAAACAACGCCAGAGAACTTCAGCGCAACATAAAGAAAGGTGGCAAAGGCGTAGACAAATACGCCATGACGCACAATCCTTTCTACTCTATCAGCTATGAACACCTCATGCGTAAGCAGTTCAGCCCGAGCGAAGCTGAACGCAATATGTATTATGCCATTACCAGCTCTTCAACACATGGTGGAGGTCTTAACTTCATCGCTCCCAGACTGGATTCTACGGGAAAGTATGTCAGGGATAAAGCCGGCAATATAATCTATGACCGCAGGTTCATTCAGTTCGACGTCCGGTACAGCGATGAGAAGAGCCACATCACAGGCGCAGAACTTAATGACGCTATGACGTCCGTACTGCGTCTGGATGAGAGACTGAACTTTCTGGCCAAAGCCACAGCCATGATGGGTCACTCCTGTACGAGCCTCAATATTGGGTTCGCTCCCTGCAACGGCGCGCGTGACTTTATGGAACGCGGCGTTAATATGGCTAACCGTGATTATGTTGACAGCTATGGTCAGCATGTCCCCGGATATAAAATGCTTGCCAGCTATGTAAGCCAGCTTCCCAAGGCTTTTAACGCAGTGATACATCAAGTCATAGGCAGGCTTGACCCCAACAGTGAGTACGGGAAATATTTCAAAGAATTTACTGACGCTGGTCTGCATTATACTTACTCACGTGCTATCGGTAAGGAGAGCACTTCCCTTATCAATAACATAGATAACCTCAACAAGTTCTACGCCGATAAAAAGAATGCCCAGACAGAGAAGACAATAGACCGTATTGCTTCCCGTTTCGGTGAAATGCGTGAGATTGTTTCCAAATGGATATACGCATGGAACGATGTCTGGAATCTTACTCCGTCACTGGCACAGTACGTGGCCATGCGCAAACGCGGTATTGAGCCATCCCAGACAGCCAACGCTGTATCAGAAGTTATGGACCAGAGCCAGACGGGCCAATACACGAACGCTCTGCGTATGTTCTTCCCCTTTACCAACCCTACACTTCAGGGCGCGCGTGCCATGCTCCGTACCGTGGGGCTCGCTCCGGGCGCGGACGGTGGTTTCCATATGTCATACAGGGGCATGGCTACGTTCGTAGGCCTTACCGCTGTGGGCAACATGCTGTACAGCTTTGCCCGTGAGTCTTTGGGACAGGATGAGGACACAGGAGCGTATCGTATTGACTCTCTGCCTATCAGCGACCTGTGCCGGTATATCCCCATACCGACAAACGACAAGGGCGACTATTTCAAAATGCCAATTGGCTTCGGTATCGCACAGCTTGCGTCCAGTATGGCAATAGCTATGGACAGAATGGAACGCGGTATCGCGTCCGCTGAGGATGTCATGCCAGAATTTATGGCCGCTATTGCCAAGCAGATGTCCCCCGCTGACGCCCCCAGCTATAACTTCTCCATGTCTCCCGCTACGTGGCTTATGCAGGTTCTCTCCCCCGCGCTGCTCCGTCCTATAGAGGATGTCGCTGTTAACCGTAACTACAAGGGACGGCCTATTACTTATTACAGCGCCAGTGAAGGCGCCTATACTTCAGCGGCGGATTCCGGATGGGCGACTACTGCTCCAGTATATAAGAATCTCGCTAAGGAGATTCTCCAGACTACCGGTATTGATTTCGCTCCGGAACAGCTCAAAGCCCTGCTTCGCGGATACGCCACGGGCTTCCTGAGATTCATCCCCTCGTATATCGATGCTGAGAAGAACCCTGCCAACAATCCTGAAAAGGGTATGTACAACAAGCTCGGCCCTGTGGCCTTTGGGCTTGGTGGTACTATGTACAGAGGTGAGATTACTGACGTAGGCCGCAGTCTGTACGATAGATACAAGGCAGAGATTATGTCCCGTGTCAGACAGGAAGGCGTTGTCCTCAAGACAGGCGACAGGAAGATTATAGCCAAGCCGGAGAAATACAGGGCGTGGCGTGTCAGTCAGCTTCGCAATGCCGGATGGGATGACCCTGATATTATAAAGGTTCTGACTATTCTGGATACTGACAGCGAAATCAAAAAGGCACAGCAGGGAACCAAGGAAAAGATTGCCCGTCTGATTGACCTTGATGATGACGAGGGCTTGAAAGAGCTGTTCCGTGTCCGGTATGAAAATCAGAACAACGCGTATAATAGGGCAGTTGCAGTACTGTCACAGGAATAAACCATGATTGTCTACCTTACTCAGGGAGTATCCCGTATAGCGTTCCGGATAAAAACATACAACCAGTCCCAGCTTGTGGACTGGCACGGGCTTCAGCTTCTCATCATAGCTGGCGAAGCAGGACAGCCCTGTGACTGCGGCGTGGGAGGTTCACCATGGTTCTTCTATGGATGCTGGCCCGGAGTCCGTACAGGAGAAGACGTAGCCAACACCAGACCGGCTGACGTTCCTGTAATGTGCTTCCCTGCGTTCAATACTGACAACGAAGGACGTGTGATATTCCGCATCGGTGACAAGCTCAGTACCATACCCCCCGGACGATATACAGGAATTATCCGGCTCGTACCCAAAATGAAACCTCTTAATATGGTTCCATTGTACTCACTCGGTAAATCCCCAGAACCGGAGAAAGCCATACTGCCCCCTGAATTTGCGTTCGGGGAAATGAGCTGTTCTGATACACCGGCACCCAGACCGGAACCCAGAAAACCGGAACCTGCCTGCTGTACGCTGGCAGTATTTGATATAGACCTCGGCCCTGAGTGCTCTGACCATTTCATTGACCAGACCGCTGTCACGCTGATGCTTAATAACTGCACCATGGAGATTCAATAATGGCCATCCATAGTAAAGATATAGAAGGATGCGGCATCTGTACCGAAGGATGCTCCACCCCGTTTGTCATCCCCACTGGAGCCGAGCCCGGTCAGGTTCTCACCTATGACCCTGACAGTATCTTCCAGCTCAAATGGAGTGACGCCATCAAAGGCCCGAAAGGAGATAAGGGAGCTACAGGCAAAGAGGGTGCTAAAGGAGACAAGGGCGAGAAAGGGGAACAGGGTGTACAGGGACTGCGTGGAGAGCGTGGAGAGCGTGGACCTGAAGGAGCCAGAGGCCCGCAGGGAGAGAAGGGAGAGAAGGGAGACAGGGGCCCTGAAGGAGCCAGAGGCCCGAAAGGGGAGAAAGGAGATACAGGCCCGCAGGGACCGCGGGGGCCGATAGGAGAGACAGGGCTTATGGGCCCGCAGGGAATCCCCGGAGAAAGGGGAAAGCAGGGCCCGGCAGGACCACAGGGGCTTCCGGGAAAAGACGCTGATACGTCCGCACTGGAAGCACGGATACAGGAACTTGAAGCCCGTGTCACTGCGTTGGAGAATAAGTAATGAGTATGACGTCAGAATTTTTCACAGCATTTCTCACCGCCCCGCTTGAGGAAAGTGGGAAATATATCACGCTCACAAAAGAAGCCGCCTCTGACCTTGCCTCTATACTGAAAGACAGCGGCTCATATATCTATCTGACATTGCGGGATGACGCGAATATAGAGACAGTAAAGGCTCATCTGGAACAGGGCGTCCTTATAGTTGACAGGGGCCTGTCCGGTACTGAAGCGGTAAAACATCCTATCGGTACGTGTGTTTCCTCTGTCTCACCTACAGTCATAGCGGTGATTAAAGACCTGATATGCAACTATGATTGTTGCGAAAGCGGCGACTGCCCCAAGACTCCCGCTGAATTTCTGTCCGTTTATACGCCGTCTGGCTCTACAGGTACCGCTTATCGTGGTACCATAGATTTCACAGGCACTGACCCTGTACAGGTTACTGTGTCAGGCGCGCCAGACTGGCTCACTGTTACCCGAACCGGAGGCAGTCTTGTGCTTAGCGGTACTCCAGCGTCCTCTGGAGATGTCACGTTCAGTATTGCCCTGACCAATCTGAATGGGACAAAGACCGCGGTTAAGACAATCACTTTCAGCATCGGGTAAGCCGCCTCGCCCAGCGGCTTTATAATAGTCCCCCGTACTGGTTCCGGCTCCTCCAGTACGGGGGATTTTTAGGAGACTGATATGAACATAAGACTTGCTGGTCTCATTCCCGACAGCATAACTGACGGCCCCGGTATCCGCTATGTCGTATTCGTTCAGGGGTGCCGGCACAACTGCCCCGGCTGTCATAACCCCAAAACCCATGATTACGCAGGCGGGTTTGATATGCCGTTAAAAGAACTGTACGAGAGAATAGCGCACGCCTACCTTATAAGCGGGGTCACTTTCTCAGGCGGTGAACCGTTCGATAAGGCGCTCCCTCTTACTCTTCTGGCCCGTGCCATTCACCAGAAACTGCATCTGCCGATTATATGCTATACGGGCTACACGCTGGAAGAGCTTGTACAGAAAGCCCGTACCCGTACAGATATACGGGGTTTGCTTACCAGTATAGACACACTGATAGACGGGCCGTTCATTCAGGAGAAGAAGAGCCTTGACCTTGAGTGGCGTGGGTCATCCAATCAGAGGATAATTTCAGCCGCGGAGATTATGACTTCCCTGAAGGCGTGATGTAATCCAGCCGGTCAAGGTCATCCTTGTCAAGACGCCACACTCTGATGCGGGCTGACGGGATAGTAGATACACCCTTGCCGAGATTAATCCGCTCTTCCTTTATGTGGAAGCCATCAACGCGCAGGGCTTCAAGCACGGTGCCGGGAGATGCGTTATTCTTCTGGCACCATTCTTTTACAGCCTTGCTGGATATGTACAGCACTCTGTTACGAATCTCATAACGCGACAGGATAACCCCGTTATTGGGCCTGTACTTCACATACTTGTCAGGCATGACAAGATTGCCGGGGTCTGGCTCATTAGGAAGCCTGTTAGCACCTGAGACAACCAGCGTACTGCGGCTCATATCCTGTATCACATCACCGAAAGCAACAGCCCACTTTGTCTCAGCTTTGCATGTAGCCTTGCGGTTGTACGGGACAAAATCTTTGAGAACCCACTTCTCAAGAGCGTCCATATCGTAGTCGAGAAGGCCGAACTCTACGGCCCAGCGTCCGGCTTTCAGGGCTATGGCAAGAGCGTTCGACATGAAACGCTCCTCCTGATAGAAGCCGTTGCGGCGTCCCCAGTCTTCAACATAATTGCGCAGGGATACCAGCCGTTCAGGGTACTGGAAGAGCTTGATTAGGAACTCCGGCCCGGCGATACCGTAGTTCTCATCATACAGCTTAGCGCATTTCTGGATGAACTCACGAATCTTGGGGTTGTCGTATCTGGAGAAGTTGCACCGGTACTCCATAATACGCTGGAGTGTGGCACTTGTATCAGTATGATAACGGGCAAGGCATTCCTTTACTGACTTGTTAGCCGTCAGGAACGTGCATGTGGCCCACCGCCCTGTACGGATAAACTCAGCTCCTGAAGCGCGGAGCTTGTTCTTCTCCTTACCGGAGGAAATAACAAAGGCCAGATTAGAGAGGTCTTCGTCAGTAAGGTCAGTAACCTCATCCATACAGGCAGGCAGGTTGTTCAGTACAGACATACGCCTGCATCGTGCGGTAATGGATTCATCCTTAGAGAAGAACATCTCTTTCGGATTACCCCACACAGAAGCGCATGACTTCAAAAGCTGAGACTTGCCACAACCTGTTTCGCTTGACCATATGGACAGCATACAGTTGTTGGCATCACCGCCGCCTATCTCCATGAGAGGAGCGGCGAAAGAAAAACACATGGCTAACTGACCCAGTTTCTGGTCCAGTGCCCTGTACATTTTCGGCACGAAAGACCACTTCTCCACAGTACCGGCGTGGCCGCACATCTGCGGTATGGAGGTACGCGCGATACCACCAAAGGCCACAGGGTGAAGTCCCGTAGACATCACGGCACCAGCGCCAGTCACAAACCCTTTATGCTTCTCTTTGGATACAGGGTCAGTAATATCCTGCCATCCCAGATGGTCATACGATATACGTTCCTTCGGGTCAGTTTCCACTTTGGATAGATAGGCATTTATCAGCATATTCATAACCCGTGTGTCACAACGCGGGGTAAGCGGAGCTATACCGGCGTTGAGAAACCATTTATTAACATTCTGTCCGCTGTCCTTGTCGCAGTCAAAATGGACAGTCTCGCACCATCCTGAAGGGCGTTCCACCCTGAAGACGTGCATACGATGCGGACGCTCGGCGTCATCTATATAGACCTCGCTTCGTATGTAATAGAGGCGGCTCTGGAATATCCGCACGTCTTCAACGACCTTCTCTTTCGGGTCAAACGGATACCAGTGAATCCCGTCATCCAGTACAGAGAAATGGGAGTGGTCATCAGCGTCATTAAGAGCCGTGTAACCACAGTCCTTATCCCAGTCCGGAATAGTGATATGACTGTCATTCTGCGGGGGGACAACAGGCTTTGATATTTCCGCCTGCCTTGAATGCAGGATACGGTGTAGAGACGCCGGAGAATTTAGGACCGCGGCGTACTTGCACCCTTTGCACCCGTCGGGATTGTTCACCCTGAATACATCACAGCGGGCCGGTCTGTCAGGATAAGCCTCATAAAAGCGCTTCTCGGTGTCTGCCTCGTTGTACTTCTCAGGGCATGCACTGGACAGAACCTTAGCCACGGCAAGCCCGTTCTTACAGCGGCGAAGAACAGACATAGCGGCGAACCAGTTGGGATATGACTGCTTCCCCATGGTCATTATCTGATTGCAGTTCCGCGCAATCTCTACGCCGTCGTACACAGGCTCTTCAGGCCCCATCCCAAAGAAATCCTGCGGGGAAGCGGGAGCCTGTACGGGATGGCGCTGTACCGGGGCGGGAACAGATATGTTTCCAAACGCTTCAGGGTCATACTTCCTGTCCGTAGCAAGCAGGATTGATACGGTGGTTCCTGTCTTCTGATGTACCGTACCGGGGAGACGAAGCACACTCGCTATATCTCTTGCCCTTGCCCTGTCAACATCCATGTTGTGTTTGGTGCAGAGGTTAAGAAAATTATTGGCAAGCTGTTTCCACTCGGCTGCATTCACAACTCTGTTAAGGAGCCAATAAACATGCAGCCCCTTGCCGGATGAAACAATGATACTCGGCTTAAACCCGGTAGCTTTACCAAAATCAACCAGAGTCTTAAGGGCTTCTTCCCTTGTCTGATAGCGGCAGTCCGCCTTCTTTATATCAAGGTCAGCCCACAGACATTGGGCCCCAACAGCATTCGCCGCTTTCCGCCCCGGTACATAGATGTCGAACGAGGCCATAGCCATATAGGTATCGAAACCTTTGGCACTGAACTCGTTACACTTGTCTATGATAAGGTCAGTACTGTCGGCCCGTAAGGAACGAAGCTCGTTTCCCTTCAGAGCAAGAATATAATACGTCTGTTCCGGCCCGAATATCCCGCTCTTTATTGGGGGAAGTATCGCCGAGAGAAATTCTGTACTGTTCATAAACACCCCTTTTGCCAGTTGGAGATACTGGCCTGCCTGATGAGAGTCCCGCCCCGAGAAGTCTCCAGCGCATTAGTCCGGGAAGAGGTGCACCCATGACCATGCTCATCTCGGGGCGGGACTCTTAGCAGGCAAACCTTTGTGTGTAAGAAACCTATCAGGCTCACACGTAAAAAGCAAGAGTGTTATGGGATTTCCCGGCCAGTCCGGAGCAATCGGACTGGCCGGCATATATCAGTTAGAAGCTCAGCTCGTCAAGGAGCGCCTGCACATTATTCGCAACAGGCCCTTCATCAGGAGCCGGAGCAGTCTTTGCCGTATTGTGAGAGGCAGTTTCAGTCTTGCCCTGACTCATAGCCGCCTCAGCCTGATCCAGCAAGCTACGCATGGCCGCGTCCTTGACAGGCTCGGCATGGGGAACCTCGGCCTTCACTTCCTTCTGTACAGGAGCGGGCTTGGGTTCCTGCACCGGAGCGGCAGGCTTGGGAGCGGCGGGCTTGGGCGCGGGCTTGTGTTCCTGTACCGGAACGGCGTTCTCATTATCGTCACCGTAAGTGAGCTTCTCCCTGATAGTCAGGAGCTCACGGGTTCCTTCAGAACAGGCCGTCTCATAAACCTGCGACATAATATCAGGATTAAGGAATGCCAGATGATTGTTCCTGTCGAAGTAAGGACGGAACATGACCACACCCGACACAGAGACAGTCGGGTCAAGAACAATCTGCGTCAGGAACATGCTAGGCGTGACCTGAATATTACCGACAGAGTACTGCTGGCACAGGTTACGAAGTCCACTCCATTTGAACATGTTCTGCTGGGGGAGCCCGTTCCCGTACAGGGACATGGCCGTCACATCCAGAATATAAGGATGGTCACAGTCCAGAACATTGGTTCCGTTGAAATTGCGGAGAAGCACAAACGCAAGCCTCTTGCGAATCTGGAAACCCCAGCGGAGCTTGCCGCCGCGCATGACCTTGTGCCTGTATTCTTCAGGCAGGGCATCGGGGAAGACAGTACAGGCAGAGTCAATTTCCCAGATAAGGTCAGGCGCTTCAGGTTCCTGACCGGGGCATAATCACGCTCATACCAGACAGCATAGTTGCTCTTTGCCGCGCCGACGAAGACACCAGCAAGTTCGTTTGCCGGAATAGCAGTCGAAGAACCGCCGTCGAGCAGTTCAAAATCCGTCTTGCGAATCCTAATCCTACGCTGTCCGGCGCCGCCCATACCGGCGAAAGCATCTTCATATGATGCCGCAAAAGTCTTGGTAATTTCTTCAGGAAGCTGAGAAAGACTGGAAGAACTGACAAACATGGAATCCATGGAAACGGGAAGATTAGCCATTATAAACTCCTTAACTAAGCCTTGGTTACAGAGAGAACATCCTTATCCACATAAGCGATACCAGCCCCGGCACATGCGGTATTGTACCCTTCGTCCTCGGGGGAAAGGTTCAGCGCATCGTGCATGTACGCCTCAATATTCTCCTTGCTCGGACGGCGCTGGAACATCAGTCCATCAGAAATATTCCGGCCTGACTTCAGCGCCAGAATCATCTGCTTGAACATGGTCATGGATAATGCCTCAATATCTGTTATTTCATAGTGGTGAGTAGTCCGTGTAGTCAACCGTGCTACTCCGGGGATGTTGCAGGACTTCAGACCATCAGCACTCATAAGCGCCATAATCTGGTCCGTCAGTTCCTTCTCTTCCCCATTCCTGATTTCATCTGCCTGACTTTCAAGCTCAAGCCTTCTGGCTCTTACCTGTACGAGACGCGCGGCAAGTTCATTCAAACCTGACATAATATAACCCTCCACAGAAATTCAGTTACTTAAAGTTTAAACAGAAATACTCCACAGCCCAAGCGATAAAGTCCTCCTTTTTGTAGCAGACCTTCCTTCCTACCTTTACTATAGGGGGGCCCATTTTCTTGAAGTCAAGATTAGTCATAGTCCTGTAGCTGATAATCCCATTAGTCAGCTCCTTAATACTGGCACGGGGGAAAAGAGGCGGTAGGTTTTTCTCAAGAAATTCCTTCAACTCTTTTCCTGAGTCTTTAGCTGTTGTGCTCATTCTTCAACTCCTCAAATAGTGTAGATACTGTTTGCCCTAGTTCTTTACCTTCGTCAAGACTTTTGAAAGATTTTTCTTCCTCCGGAGAAGATAAAATCCGGATGACTGAAATCTTCGGCGCCTTCTGTTTGGCAGAGCTCAGGCGTTCAAGAGCCTGTGCATAGATGAACCCGCCCAGCATCGGCGGCCCATTGAAAATCATGGTGTCAGCGGCGGAAAGTTCCACGCCGAAAGCCGTTGTCGTAGGGTGGCATATCAATACTCTAGGGTCAGGTGCGTACTGGAAGTTGTGCAGAAGCTCGGCCCTGCTCTTCGCTGACACACCGCCATCTATGATACCCACGGAGAACCCGGCGTTCCTCAGCTCTTCCGCTAACAGATGATTTGAAAATACAAAGACCCCAAAGATAACAACCTTATGGCTTGTCTCATTGATACAGTCGATTATTGTGTCAGTACGCTGTTTGTGCTGAAGCGGTACAGGCATGCCGTCTATCGTCACGAATCCCTGCGCCATCTGCATCATCTTCTGGAAAAGCACGCCGCCGTTCGCCGCGGTAATTGTAGCGCCGCTGTCCAGTATAGCCACAGCCTCGGCCTTCAGGTCATCATGGACTTTCTTCTGCTCGGCACTCATGGAGCATCGGCGGGTCTGAGTGACAACAGGCGGAAGGTCAATAACGCTGGACTTCGCGAACCGTATCGCCGGTTGCAGTGTCTCATATATACGGGACGCGGCATTGGGAGACGGCTTCCGCATGAAAGGTTCAGGCCCATACTGATATGTCACAAGGTCAAGCCAGCCCGTTTTAGTACGACATGGCAGCTTACTCCGGTTAATCATCCGTGCCATGCCGTATACAGCCTCGGGATTGTCAGCGGGGGAACCTGTAACTCCTACCGCATACCGGAGGTTCAGCTTGTTAACAATGTTGTCCAGAGCTTTGAAACGCTGGCTTGACGAATTGCCTACATGGGTCAGCTCGTCAATGACAATACCGCCGATACGCTTCTCCAATACTGCCTTTGTAAAGGCCTTCCCTGAAATCCTGATACTGTCATAGTTAGTGACATAGAAATCAGCCGGAGTTTCCAAAGCATGTTCTCTTCCTTTGCCATGCACTCTGACAATCCGCGCTCCCGGGAGAGTCTGCTCAATACTGTCTATCCACACACTATCTATTGTTGTTACAGTAGTGACAATGAGAAACCCTCCTGTTACCTCAGCGTGCCGCTGGAGATAGTCCATAGCCAGAATCAGACTTCCGGTCTTCCCTGTACGGGGGTCAGACAGAACGTAGCACCTCGGGTGAAGAGTGATGAATGAAGCGGTCTTCAGCTGATGCTTCATCGGGTTGTACCGGCCCTCGATAAGCGGGTGTCTGTCAGACATGAAAGGCGTAATGTCAGTAACATCAGCACCAAGGTTAGCGGCTATCATACAGCCGTCACCGGTATGGGGCACGGCGAAAAGGGTCTTGTCAGTATAATCTTTGTAAACGATACCCGGTACTGACTTGCCGGTCTTTATTATTTTCGGGTCACTGACTCCCAGATATATCCAGTTGTCATCACTAAGAACTGTTATATCAGACGTCTCCATGCTCCACCTCTTTCAGTATACTGTCCAGCTCACCAAGGTTATGCTCGTTAATGACAAGCACGAACGCTCCGGCGGAGCGCATCCGGCTATGCTCTAATGACTGCAACGCCGTTGGCTTGTTTGTTCCCGCCTTGGCTTCTATCCCGATTAATCTGCCATGGAGACAGGCGATATAATCAGGAATCCCAGACCGGCCAAAGGTTGTACCGCGCGGCATGAAGTACCATATATTGTGGGCCTTAAGCCACGCGGTAATCTTCTGCTTTACTCGTCCCTCAGGGGTCATTTCAGTCCGCACTCCGTCTTGCCATTGAAATCACAGAAGCGGCAGAACCTGTTCCTGACTGGCAGGAAGCAGTTATCCCGTATGGCAGCTTTCATATCCCTCATGGTATCAACCACATCCTGTACGGGAAGAAGCCCACGGGACATGTCAACCACACCCTCGACACGCTCACCAATATCAACATACTCATATGAGTAGCGGATGACATCCTTGCCATAAATGAGATGCACAAGCAGGGCTTCAACCCGAAGCTGGAAGTCCTCCGTATCCCATTTCTTCCCTGTCTTAATGTCAATAAGCCACGGGTCTCCCTCGTCAGGAATGATGAGCGTGTCTGCCTTTGCCCTGAGAAGAGCGTGCCCATCCCACCAGTCGTTAGTAGGCTTGAACTTGTCCGTAACGACAAGTTCTTTCTCAATAAGAAGCTGTCCCTTTATACCCCTCACGGTATCAATAAGGTTCGACACATAAGAAGTATCAAGCTTGTCATCCCAGTGAGTCACGGACTGCATGCCTTTGCAGAAAGCTTTCTCAATATCCCCATGAACAATTGTGCCACGGGATTTCTGAACGCTGGCTTTCCACTTAATTTCTTTCGTTATGGACTGTGCCTGAAACCTGCGGGGGCAGGTACGGAACGACATCATATTACTTGGGGAAAAAACAAACATCTTGCCTCCTAAGCTATGCAGTAATCCTTCCCTATCTCAGCTTCACACGCGACAGGGAAATCCCCCAGCCAGTCCGGTACACTGGACATACAGGACTCCATTACGGACTTCGTATGCTCTGCCTCGTCTTCCGGACAAATGGCAAGGAATGAGTCATGGATATTGGCGATAAGCCGTATCCCCTGTTCTGTCATACGACAAGCCTGCCATTGTAGCAAGGCAAAAGCAAGATACTGGCACAGATTTTCCGCAAGCGCCCCGCCGTATATTTTCGTTTTCAGTTCAGATTTTCCCTTCACTCTGGTATAGTAATACTCCTCCCTGTTGTTCTTCTCAGACACCTCACAGGAAAGTTTGAAATACCTCAGAGTGTACTTATTCGGTCCAATGATAGTAGGTACATCGTCCCTCCCGCATATAGGGGCTACGCTGTACTGGAAGATATTATCATTGGGGCCGCCGAACTCCCCGGAATACCCAAGGTACATCGCTTTAATGACCGTCTGACACGTATCCCAGAAAGCCACGATGTTCGGATTACTGGCACGGTAAACATTGTGAGCATGGTGGGCCATCTCATAATGCTGGTCAATGTCACTGCTCAGGCGCACACCCTGACGGAGCAAAGTATCTGCGTACTTCCTCCAGCCTACACCGTATCCCGCGGACAAAATTCCTGTTTTGCCAACGTTCCTGTACGCTTTCAGTTTCTTGTCTCCGGACTTCGCGCCCTTATGAATCTTCTCACTCGGAATCTGGAAAATCTTTTCAGCAAGGTCAGCGTAAGGGTCAGCCCCTCTCCTGAACGCGTCAACCAGTTCGGTCTCGTTAGCGGCATAAGCAAGAATGCGCGCTTCAATCTGACTTGAGTCGCAGGCTACAAGGGCCATGCCTTCCGGTGCCTGTACTGCTTTCCTCAAAGTAAGCTGACTCGGGTCACGCTTGCTCAGGTTCTGAAGGTTGAGCTTGTCACTGCTCCCCTCGGAGTTGCCAGCCGTATAACGTGACGTGTGAGCCTTGAACGCATTGAGCATAACAGGCATCGGCCTGCCGCTCTTAGCCAGCGCATGGAACGTCTCAGCCCTTGACCTCTGGATACTGGAGTTGTTCTCCAGTCTCGTCCGGACAAGAAGAGCCACGCGCTCATCAGCGTCAGAAGCCATGGCCACGAAATCCAAATCAGACTTAGCCAGAGCCGGAGTATAAACCGCGTAATCCTCTTCGCTAAGATTAGTCTTCCCCTCAGCTTCCAGCTTTTTCCGCTTCGTCTCTGACTTCGCCACGCTGTACTTCATAGGCGGCTTACGTCCAAGAAGCTCAAGCATCTTGACGAAAGAGGCGGAAGAACGAATCGCTTTCAGGAAGTCCTCATCCGATTTGAACATAAACATTTTGTTAATGTCATTACGCGCCTTAGTGACCTTATCCGAGAGCTCATTCAGGTACGCAGTAAGCATGTCATCATCAAGCCTGAGTACAGGATTGCATGCCATCTTGGCAGTTATGGAACTGAAGAGCAGAGCATCAGCAGTCATGAAAGGAAGCATGGCTTTGAAGCTCAGGAAACACTGCTCCGTATCATTGCGGCAGTACTGGATGAATGCTGTACGTTCGTCAGGCGTGAAATCTTCCGGCCACTTCCGGCCATCTGAAATCACCGTACCTTCCACCTTCTCGCCGCACTGGAAAAATTTCGCCATGGATTTAAGTGACTCATTCTGGATTCGTGATACCCCTGTCCACCGTTCCATGCACATGGTATCTATGGCAATCCTCGGAACCACATGGTAAATCTCTGAGAGAATAAGGAAGTCAAACCCATTCCCATTGTGGGCAACAGTCACCACGTCCGGGGCATCGAGCTTAAGAGCGGCAAGCACGGCGGGGATATTATCGTGTTCCGCTACCCGTACCCTATCATACGTCATCGTACTGGCATCCGTGACAATATAACTCATGAGCTGAGCGGAAAACCTGCTGTCCCTGATATAGGATATGGGGCCGATTTTCGACAGTGTATAATCTTTACTGTTCCAGTACGTCTCAAAGTCCAGTACAACAATTCTCACGGCGTCTCCTCCAAGCCGGTTAAGCAGCGATGCTTAACCGGCTTATATTATAATCTAGTCGTTACTGTCCGGGGCTTCTTCCTTACGGGGACGTCCGCGTCTCCGCTTCTCCTGCATATGCACAAGCGCAGCCTCAAGACTGTTCAGCCGGCTAACATGGTCATCCGTATCCACAAACAGTTCCTGTACCTGTTTGATGAGTTCCTGTACGTTTTCCTCCAGCATATTAATACGCTCTTCAAGAGACGTATCTTCCTTCTTCAGATTGTTCAGCCCGTCAATCAGACGGGGGAGAACAATCTTCATCATCTGTTCCTGAAATGTCATCACCTAATCCTCCTTGAATATAGACTGAATTATCATCGGAGTATTGGTTCTGATAAAATCGCAGAACTGGTGCCACTCCGGGAGCCTGTGGTTTTTTCTCTGCCGGTAAATATTTTTAATGACTGCGTAATTAGCAGTCCACATCCTGCGTTGCAGCCATCCGGACGGAAGCATAGCTTTCAACGAAAGGAAATCCTTACTGCTGTGGGACACTTTGTACCGGCTGAGAACCACATTCATTTTGTCCAGTATATCGGACGGGACAGTCCGCTCAAACATGGACTGAGAGAACACAGGCACGCCGCCAAGACTATGCATAGTGCTCTCACTCTGCGCCGTTGTGCCAACCTTATATGTATCCATCTCAGACCACCAGTACAGGGGAGCCTGAATAATATAGCATACAGGAATCTGCCGAAGAAACTTGTCTTCACCACCACCGACAGCCGCAAGCCTGTCAATCACGGCATTAAGCTTATCATTAATCCCCATGGGAATATCATTAACGTCCGAGTAGTAAGACGTTAATCCATAGGAAAAGCCAAGTCCAAGACGGGCGTAGTGAATCCAACGCTGTCCGTCATCCACGCAGACAATGTTCATTATCTCTCCTCTTTCCCCAGCCTGTAACTGGCCGAGGCTATGTCGTAACCTACGAACATACGCTTGGGAAGCCAGCGTCCACATTCGTAGCGTGCCATACAGCGCATGAGCTCCGGAAGCCTCTCCAGTACATGGAAGGGCTCGTTTACCCCAAGTTTCATGTGATGTGACAGGAAGACAGTATAGTCTTTCTGGTCTGATGTCGAGAATCTTTTTACTATTTTTGCCAGTGTGTCTTTGTCATGCCTGACATAGTATGCCGTTAATATGTGGGCGGCGGCACGTATGCCGTACTCAGGTGAGGAGAAAATGACAAACCCTCTTCTGTCCACACCGACCTGCCCTTTCCATTTCTGTCCGCCCGGCAGAGCTTTGACGTTCAGGAAGTTGATGTTCTTATCAGCCAGCTTGTTGTCAGGTTTGAGCCCGTCATGCTTTGCTATATAAACAGGGACCTCCTTAATCTCAGTATGGACGCGCTCCACGACAACGGGCTTTCCCGCTTCCGCAACAGATGAGTCCTGTACCAATATGGCTATGATACAGATTGTCAGGACGAAAGCCAGAAGCACAAGTTCACAGGCCACCTCCAGTTTGGTAAGCGGCATCTTAAGGTCAGCAATAAACTCTCTAATTATTCTCATCATCGCACTCCTCCCACTCACCGTTGTCATTCTTACGGACTTCGACAAGCAGACCGAACGGGTCAAACTCATCCGACCCCCACTCTTCCTCTGACATACTGCGCCAGTCTCTGACCCAGTTTTCTTCCGTGTCGATGGAACCCGTGGCCGTGTTCATCAGATACTTTTTCATATCGTTTGCCTCCTTTTGTTTCGCTTATTTCATATCCCGTTAGGTGTCAACACCTAACGGGATATTTATTTACTTTAGATACGCAGAGCTTCCCCAAGCATACCAAGCAGAGCCGCCGGAATCGCACTGTTCTGACGAACTTTTCTGAAATGCTTCCTGCCCATGACGTCACCGATATAACTACCGCCGTCTCCAATGCCGAGGCCATACACCTCAACGGCATTCTGCTCCGCCCTGTCCAGAGCAGAAGACAGAATAGGCAGGTCATCAGCCATGCCGTCAGTCAGTATGATAACAACATGACGGCGCGCCTTCTCCGTGAAACAGTCCAGTACACGCATCAGTGCACTGCCAAGGGCTGTGCCACCGTTCGCCTCCATCTTTGTCAGCCGTACCGGAGGCACCGGAGTATGCATATCCTTTACTGACTCCATAATCGTATTGAAAGACATGATACCCACAGCACAGCCACGGATATTCTGTGTGGCCTTCACGATAGCATACGCGGTCTGGTTAACCGTAGAGATACTGTCCCCGTACATTGACCCGGACGTATCCACAAGACACATGATTTCCACATCCGGAGTCCGTCCCGGTATATCATGACGGAAAATACGGGCGTCACCGACAGCGGGGCGATACAGCCTATGGTTATCAAGCCTTGTTCCTACTGACCCAGTACCACGTTTAACAAGAGAACGGGTCTGAAGAACGGATGACATCCGGCTGGCAAGCTGGACAGCCATTCTGTCACCGAGAATAATATCTTCCTGTGACAGCGGATTACAACCAGCAGCCTTTCTTATACTCATACTACGACATCCCGTATACTTTTCGATGTCGTCCCTAGGCGCAAGCTTTTCAGCGATAGCTCTACCTATATCGAGCTTATGCTTTATATCCTCCGCTCCGGAGCTATAATAGCCATGACCAGCGTTAATACTCGCGGCCATATCCTTCTTCATTATCTCCCACATTTCTCCGGGGGTTATATTGTCACTGCTGCCGATATGCGATTTTGCTGTCTTGTTAATGGCCTTATCAAGCTTCTTCTTCAGCGAGGCGGCACGCTTCTGCTCTTCCTTAGTGAGTGGTTTCTGACTACCCTGACCCTGACCAGACTGACTGTCCTGACCCTGACCAGACTGACTGTCCTGACCCTGACCAGACTGACTGTCCTGACCCTGACTATCCTGCTGACTCTGCTTCTCGCCATACTCCTGCTTATAGGCAGAAATTATAAGAGCCTCCATTTCTTCAGCAAGGGACAGGCACTCATCTGAGCTTTTCGTCACAGCCGAACGGGCTATAAGCTTATCAAGCTCAGGGAGACTACTGGGCCACGGGAACGCATCCCGCAGAACCGCCGCCTCCGGTCTGAGTTCCTGTACGGGAATACTCCTGCACCCATACAGGATATAACTCAGTGCCTGTTCAAGCACAGGCTCACAGGTAGTGGGCTCTATCTTCCCACGGAACAGTACGATAGCAATACGCCGTAAGTTCTGCCCGCACCCCCTGAACGCCGCAGACATACGGCGTTCTATATACACATCCTCGCAGATATTCCAGAGAGTCTTCACAAGATAGACTTGCTGCACTCTGGCGTTACTAAATATTTTTCTGTTCGTATACCGGACATGCCCAGCCTCATGGTCAATGTACCCACGAAGCAGCACCTCCTGACCACGCTCAGCAGTGACAAGCGGCAGATTAATTATAGGACTCTTACCGCTGTAATTTGTAAAGGCACCTGTGCCTGACACCTGTACCTTAATGCCATATCTTGCCCCCAACATGGACGCAAGCTTTGACATTGATGTTATAAAAAGACCATTCTCTGACATGATACACCTCCTTAAAACTCTTCCTCATCGTCATCGTAGCCCAGAATAATGGGCTGATTCTGCACAGGCTCCTGTGCAGGTTCGGGTTCGGGTTCAGGTTCAGGTTCAGGTTCAGGTTCAGGTTCGGGTTCGGGTTCGGGTTCCTTCTTACCAAGCTTCTCCTGAAGCTCTGCAAGCAGACGCTCAAGCTCGGTCCGCCTGTCTTCCACAGGCTTCGGTTCCGGTTCCGGTTCCGGTTCCGGTTCGGGTTCCGGTTCGGGTTCCGGTTCGGGTTCCTTCACAGGTTCCTGTACAGGGACAGACATGACCCCGCCAGAAGAGAGGAACGTATCCAGTGACGCAGGGTCAGACATAACATTAAGCAAACTCTTAAGGTCATTAATCCCCTCGTTGCTGTTACGCGCCTTCTTCACAGCGTCATCCAGAGCGGCAATGACAGGCCCCACAAGGGGAAAGACAGGTGTAATCCTGTACCCCTCAAGCTTCTCCCGCAGGGACTCCATGCCCTTAAGCTTGAATCCAAACACGCTGGACTTCGGCTCAATAATCTCATACTGCCGCTTGGCAAGAGCAGCAATCTCATCAGTGAACGCGCTGGACAGCACTCTGCCAAGCGGCGCACTGCCGTTGTTACACGCCTCCGGGTCAAGAGCGTACTCGTACCAGTCATACGAGTACCGGGAAGCAATGTCCCCAGCCGTAGGAATGGCGGAAGAGATAGCGGACTTCCACTTGTCTGGCGTCTGTGCCAGCCACTCCTCAACAGCCTTGGGAAGACCGCTGAGAATAGCCCTGACAGCCGCTTCAAAGTCAGTCTTGTCCGCATGCAGGAAATCCTCAACCTCCTGTATACGAACCTTAGGAATCAGGAACCCACCAAGGAAATGAGTCCCCACCCGCACAAGGGAGTTCCACGTCCTTGACCTGATAACTCCCGGTTCCCTGAGATAGTCCTTAGGCAGGAGCTGTTTGCTCCCGAGCTTCGCCAGATAGTCTGGCGGCAGGTTCTTCTGTACTTCCGGGGGGAAGTCCCCCGCAGTAAGCTTTGACATGCCCGTCCAGACCTTAATCTCAGGCATGATAATAACAGAAGAAGAGACAACATCTTTAATATTTATAATCATTTTAAACCTCCACACTACTCAAGCACGTCATCATCAGAGCCAGACCCGGCCTTATCAGCCGTGCCCATAACGTCTTCACCAAATATACGGGACGCCATCTCCAGTATGGCAACCCTGTCTGACACGGAGCACGAGTTCAGTAACGCGATGTCCAGCCCGGTACGGAGAGGACTGGGGCCGTTCGGGTCAGCCATGGATGACACGGCATTTGCCCATTCGGCCCATTGCACGAGTGTTCTCGTGCTGAATGTCTTGGCAACGGGCACGCCTTCCCCCGTACCGACATTCGCCGCCCTTACAGATGCCGCAAGGGAGACCATATTCCTGACAACATCGTCAGGAATACTGCCCTTATGATGGGAGACAATAGACACTTCTGTATCCTCATCGAGATACCCGGCCTTGATGACCGAGAACCGGTCAATCAACGCCATGTTCTGAACGAGTACTCCGGTATACATACCGGAGTCATCACCGCCGCCATTACTGTTAGCCGTGGCGATGAACCGGAACCGCTTGTGCGGACGGATAATCTCACCCCCATTTTCAGGAATTATAAGCGGCGACCCATCCAGAATAGAGTTAAGACCAACCGCAATAGAGGGGTCTAACAAATCAATCTCGTTGAGCAGGAACAGCCCGCCGTCTCTCATGGCCAGAGACAGGGGCCCGTACTGAAAGGACATACTCCCATCTTTCATCATGGACAGATGCCCGATAAGGTCAGCCATCTCAAGGCGCCCGTGAGCGGTACACTCATACACGGGCCAGTTAGCCCGTGCCGCCACCTGTTTGATGGCGGACGTCTTGCCGCATCCGGACGGGCCAGTAACGTACAACGCTCCTAACCGGGCACTGAAACGGAGCCACTGTGCAAAGTATTTCTTCGCCCAATCAGGCAGAACATAATCCTGCCTGACCTCAGGCGTATAATCCCCCGGCTTGTCATACCCGGGAAACTTCTGACCGTTAGGCTGACCATTCAACACAAAACCCATATCCAGATAACAGGCGCGAACTTCATTAGTCATTTTACTTACCTCTTATTAGAATGCTATTATTTTTGTCGCGTATGCGGCCATGGGATGGCCGTATTTTCTCAGGCTCCGCAGAAGCGAGTACAGCGCCAGTGCGTAATTATAGTTTGCGAATGTAATGTTTCTGATAATGTCCCGGAGATCCACCGCCGTAAGAGACAGACCATCACGACCCACAGTAGTAATGCGGGCCAGCGAGTCACGGTTATTACGGGATGGAACTGTACAGGAATACTCTGGGAACATCCTGTACAGATGCTCCAAATCCCGCAGGCTCATTTGTCCATTGCCGTACCCGTACAGCAGGTGCATAGCCATGAACCAGTTGTACCGGGACACGTCCTGTACAGCGTCCTTATTAAGACTCATTGGCAAACTGAGCATGACCATCAGCTCAGCGACACGGACAAGCCCCTGCTCACTGGTCACGGCTGAATGATAACGGGCCCTCAGATACTGGAGCAGGGCAATACCCCGTCCCTTCACAATGCCCTTATCTTTATGGAGATAGGATGTGAACCCGTCTGCCATCTCACGGGTTAATCTGCCAGCCGTTACAGGCCTGAACCTGTCAGACCCGACCGGACTTTTAAGCCAGTCGAGCATACTCCTGAGAGCGTCAAGCGGATACTTCGCATGATACCTATCAAAGATGAATTTAAAGAATCCAGCAGGGAGAAGACAGCAGTCTTTGAACATAAAATTCAAAGCCCATGCGAAAGCAATCCTCTTGTACCTGCTCCCGGTTTTCCCCCTGTTGCACACGAGCCAGTGAACAGGGAAATGTCCTGAATCAGTCGCTTTAATGGCATAAAATGCCATTGGGTTGTCTGTTTTGTATAACGCCCGCAGCAGAGAGTACAAAGGCAGGGCCCTGTCCGCGTCTGTACGGGTCATGATAAGCATAGCCTCCTGTATTTTTATTCGGGAAAAATCCTGTATTTTTCCCTGCGGAAAAATCAACTATTTTTCTGTGTGGAAAATAGCGTATTTTTCTGTGTGGAAAAATAGAGTATTTTTGTTGGCCGTCCTGTACTGGATAGTGGACGGGACAACGGGACAGCTCGGGACAGTGGACAGTGGACAGAAGGACTGTCCAGTAGTGGACAACGGGACAGCCCGGGGCAGTGGACGGGCCATCCTGTACTGGACAGAGGCGGCTCGGGACAGTGGACAGTGGACGGGACAGAGTGGACAGAACCTTCTGTCCAGCTCTTTGCTACTCTGTCCATCTCTTATTGTTTCGAAGTGGACAGACGGGATAAAAAATTCATCAATAAAATCAATAGGTTACAACGGCTCTGTCCAGCCTTGTCGCGTATCGCCAATAAAATCAGCAGGTTACGCGAACGGGTGGACAGAGCTTCAGAAAACACACATATATATATTTATATAATATATATTCTATTTTTCTGCCCCGTCCGACAGCCTTACATGGGGTATATATTTTTTTATTATTGTCCAGAATAAAATAATAATATAATATACCCCAAAAAAAAGTACAGGATTCCAGCCACTTAGAAAAATACCTGAATTTCCCGTACTGGACAAAGCGGACAGAGTTGAAAAAAGTAAATGATAACCCTTTGGAATCATTGAACTTTTTTTGTCCAAGGTGGACAGACTTCTGTCCACTCTGTCCACCTGCCCTGTCCAGCGCAAAAATAAATACAGTATTCATTTTTCGGGCGTGAAAAATACCGTATTTATTTTCGGGCTGGAAAATACCCGAATTAAAATATGCCAATTAAAAAACACTGGAATTAATTTCAACAGTCCCGGTACATCTCTGTACCGGGACTGTGTTACGGGACAACTATTCGTTGTCCCATCCCGTTGGGAGGTCAACCCAGACCTCCCAGTCAGACGCACTCCAATTCATTCCCAGCTCCCCCCAGTATCCCGAGGGGAAGCTGACTTCTACGTATGGGAACCGGTCACTATCGAGGTTTGTAACCCCGATAATGACGCCTTTCTTGACCGTTACTCCGAGGCGATGAATCCTAGCGGCACTCTTCTGCCGCTTGGGGAAGTCTGTGGACACGCTGACTACAAACTTTCCTGTGAAGTCGTGCGGGATATGGATTATGGTTTCGCGACGTCCTGTACGGGCGTCGTTTCGGTTGCGCTTGGTGATTGCCGTCGGAGTTATTGCGCTGATGGTCACGTGTTCGTGGCCGTTAAGGGTTACAGCGGAAGGGGTGAAGTAGACTACGGACTCAGTAAAGAAAATGTAAGCGCTCATATTTTCCTCCAGTTGCTGGTACGCCCGTGGACACGGATTTAATTCCGTGAATTTTTGGGCAGAAATTTCTAGGAACGAACCTATTTATTGAGCCATTAATCATTACAAATTAATGACTCAATAAATAGGGGTTAGGGGTTTCATCCCCTAACCCTTACCTTTAGGCGGCGGTTTTCTTAGCGTCCGCTTCTGCCGCCTTAGCAAACTCACCAAGGCGTTCATTGACCGCCTTGGCAATGGCGGTTGCGGTATCCTTGTCAGCGGCTTTTATGGCCGCAAGAATTTCATCAAGGGACACCTCCCGTTGTGTGGGGATTTTTTTCGTGTACTGGATGTTGATGTTCTGCTTGACCTGTTCCCACCTAGGAGTGAGAACCTTGCGGTCAATGTACTTGACCGCCATAATATCGCCGGTCTTCACGTTGGGGATAAGGTACTTGACCTTATCGCCCTTGACCTCTTTCCCGTCATATCCAAACAGGACGAAAACCAGTTTCTTGCGAAGCTCGATTGCGGTCTTGGTACGGGACGCCTTCATAAGCCTAACGACGTCACCGATAATCTCCGGTTTGCATTCATTGACCAAAATGTTTATGGATTTTTCGCCGAAATTCCTAAAGATTCGTTCTGCGTTGCCTGTGATTTTTTGTATTTCCCATGCCATTGTGGCAATTTTTTCACTGCAGAAGGTGGCACGGAACTTAATAAAATCAGTATTTTTGATAGTCATCTTTAGTCTCCTTTTTTTGTTTTTGTTTTTGTTTTGGTGCAGGAAGTCCGCTTACCACACTACTTTCTTCACAGTCGGCCTATTACACAGTACGCAGGTGTACAGGGACACGGGAACCCCTAGGGACTGGACGGCACATACCCATTGCGGGTATGCTAGCCTATCACATGTATAAGGGCGCACTACTCCTATAGATGCCGCTAGCCTATACGGCGCGGCGGAGTTCGTGTGTATGCACTAGGTACTGTATCAGTACCGACTAGGGTACACCCTACCCTTACGGGTGCAGGCTACCGTAGCTCTTTCCATCCCTATGGGGTGCGGCGCTTTCTCGCACAACGTTCGGCTTACCTGACATCACGTGCCTTTCCAGACACGGGCAAGTTACCGTATGGTATAAAGAACCTATGCAGTGGAAGGAATACCCTCCGGTTTGTACTGACACTATAGCGCTTTTCGCTCCATATTGTCAACGACTTTTTTTATCTTTTTTTATCTTTTTTTCACCTTCCTTTTATAGGCCTTGTGGGCGGGATGCCCACCTTGTCCAGAGAGTCTATCCCTCTCAACAGACACAAGATACGCCTATCCAATAGGAAGGTCAATGATTTTTTTGGCTTTTACCAACTTTTTTCTACTTTTTTTTACCCTGGCAGGGCGGCGGGTGGCTCGGGTGGGGTGGCTCGGGTGCTGTCTCTTATACACATCTGACGCT